ACCTGCCATCGTGACGTTAACAGTGCCTGTTGGAATCTCAAGAACATCCGCATCTGCATCGTTCTTAATGGTAACGTCGTTGGTGCTACCCTGACCTGTTAGGATCAAGCCTTCAGCGGCTGTAAATCCAATAGCCGCAGTGTCCCCAGCCGCTGTATCGCCATCAGGCGTAAATGTAGCCGCCGTTAAGTCTCCGACTACATCTACAGCACCTGCAAAATTTACAGTGGTTGTACCTGTTGGGATCTCAATTACATCAGCATCAGCGTCATTCTTGATCGTTACGTCATTGGTGAGCCTGACCTGTAAGTATCAAGCCCTCTGCCGCTGTAAAGCCAAGCGCGGCTCCATCTCCTGCCGCCGTGTCGCCAGTAGCCTTCAAGGTTCCTGCGGCGGTAAGATCACCCGCTACTGTTACATTGACAGTGCCGGTTGGTATTTCGATTACATCAGCGTCTGCATCGTTCTTGATGGTCACATCATTCGTTGAGCCTTGTCCTGTCAGTATCAAGCCCTCTGCCGCTGTAAAGCCTATCGCCGCATTATCCCCTGCGGCAGTGTCGCCATCAGCGTTTAACGTACCTGCCGTAAAGTCCCCGACAACGTCCACGTTAGTAGTCCCAGTGGGTATAGTGAGAACCGTACCATCAGCATCATTCTTGAGAGTTACGTCTGATGTGGAGCCTTGACCTGTTAAGATAATACCTTCAGCAGAGGTATAGCCTATTGCCGCCGCATCACCAGAAGCTGTGTCTCCCGCTGGCTGTATGGTATTTGCAACAAAGAAGTCGCCTCCTACTGACAAGTCAGTAAAAACGTCATACAGGACGGCACCGCTTCCCGCACCATCAGAGGCAATTGCTTTGGTCTGACCTGCAAGTACGGCTACATTAGCCCCAGAGCCTTGAGTAAACGTAAGAGTGTAGCTAGTAGCATTTTCTATAAACCAGACTTTAGATACGGTGTTAGGGGCAAGCGTTACAGTGGATGCTTGGCCTCCTCCAGTTAACTTTAAATAAAGAGATCGAAGCTCTCCATTTGTAGCCGTACCGTCAGGCATTGTTATAGTGGAGGTTGATGCGTCAGCGACTGCTTTAGTCGCATACCCCATAGCCTCACCGATTAGCTCTAGGTTTACATTTGTTTCCGTTCCCCACGTACCAGAAGAGTCGCCTGTAGCGATCTCTTTAAGTCTTAGGTCGTTGACGTAAGTTGCCATTTAAGCTACCTCTTTCCAATCTGTGGTTTGTCCCGTTATTATTAACCCGTAAACATTAACATCAGTTGCGTCACAGGACAGTTGTTCGTTTGTAGTCAATGTAACAAAAGCATTAGCCTTCTGAGTGGTCGCGGTTGTTGTAACAATTCCCACAACGCCTGTAACATTAACGTCAACATTTGTTATTGCTGTTACGGTGACGCTTCCCGCAGAACCCGTCATTCCTGACTGAGTTACGTTAACGGGAAGAGGTTCGCCAAAGGCTAACTCACCCCATCCACCTCGGCCCCAACCTGCAATAATAGCCATTGTTAATTACGCGATTCTAATAATTGCGTTGCTTGCGTCAGGCGTAGGGAAGTGTATTGTAAAGTCCCCCTGCGTCGATGTCTTGTCTGCTCCAAAAGCAAGTATGCAAACCGCTCTATCACTGTTTGTGTCGTTATAGATCATTGCGCCATTCGCTGTGACAGTTGCAGTTGAAAACGTCAAGTCAGCAAAGTCCGTTATACCCGTAGTGCCGACAAGCGTGGGCGTTGCAGGAGAGAGGGTTCCACCGCCAGCAGGGTAGTTAGTGCCGGTTGTTTCGTTTATTCCGCTACTTGCATACGCCGTGGTAGCCGCGCCAAGTGACGCAGAACTTGTAAACATTGCCAGCTTAAAGGTGTTTCCGCTACTTGCAGTAAAATTATGCTTACCCTCAAGTAGTTCTTTTTTAAACGAACTGCAAATTGCTTGCGATATTGCCATTACAATCTCCTAATAATGTCTGCCATATCTTTCTGTTGATTCTTTCCAAGTAGCCCAGCCAATGTTGACCTGTCGCTCTTAATGGACTCTTTTATATAAAGCAGAACCACAGCATAAACCTGCTCTTTAAATGCTTCGGCCTGATCCCTTATAGCGGGATGGCTTTGACTTCCAACAGAAACAATCTGATTGGTAGCTTTTTCTGCCCAGAACTCTGGATCATGCCCTTTGTTCGTTGTTGTTGTAACAGTAACAATAGGCGTTGACGGCAAGCTCATTCCAAGAGACTCCATTATGAACGAGCCTTTCTAACTGTGCCAGATCGATAGCTGTCAGTTGTATCATAGCCTTCAGCAAGAACCTCTAGCCGATCTAGGGACTCTTGATACTTTAGCTGATATTGCGACATCAAGTCTGCGTCACCCTTTAAGAAAATATACGCCTCTACTAAGCAACCGTAAAGCAAAGCATTCTCAGCATTTGTACCAAGCCAACTTTGACCGTTAGCTGTTACTGTAATAGACTCCGGCTGATAAAAGTAATGCAACTCAAACGTAAAGTCTGCGTTTGGAGTCGGGGCTAGAATAAACGTAGCGTCATTAAAGATTGCGTAATACTTAGGCACACCCGTCACCGTATGTATCGGATAGGCTTCGCGTATAAAGTTCACATCCTTATTGAGCAAGAACTCGTAGCCGCTATTATCCAAAGCAATAGAGTAGGGGGCTAAAAAATCGCTAGGTGTCGATAAGTATGGATTACCCGCAAGACTTGCACCCGTTACATTCTTTCTAAAATTAGGTAACTGTACCGCTTTGAGTATTCTCTCTTCAGCGCGAGTAATAATATTGGGCAGTTCAGTTACAAACGTGGACTCAGTTGTCTCTAGATAATTCTGAATCGATGCCTTTAATGTTGTAAATGTCCAAGCCATTAGGTAATCCCTACAGTAACTGTTCCAACTTCAGCAGTAATATCTAAGCCAAGGGTTCTGCTACCAAATGCAGAGTCTCCACCGCCCACTGGGTTAAATGCAAAGAACTCTCTACTTGCAACTAAAGCCCTGTCTGGACGAGGATCTCTCAGCGACTGATCGTCTTGAGATCGGACTCTGCCAAGCTGTAACTGCGGCTGATCTTTATCAACCACATCCCTACCCACTAAAAGGCCAGTAGGGCGTTGATTAACAATCTCAGGCACTAAATCCTTTAGTCGATACCTAAAGCCCGTTAGATCGCAAAAGCCGAAGGCATATTTACCTTGGGTTCTGCTCAAAACTTGTAACCTCCGGGGGATACATAAATAGAGGCTTTCTCTCTATCCGCATCAGCCGCTAACGTCCACTGCGATTCATACTCTGCTTTCATTATAGGAGCCTTTGCATTTGACTCTGTATACTTCAAGCATAACTGATACGCAAGACCTGCAACCAAGCAGGGAAGATACCTTGACGGAACGCTCATGTTAAGCGAAGCGGGAGATCCTGCATCCTCCACCCTCCGCATGTAGTAGTATCCGATCTTGTATGTTTGTTGAGCGTCAGGCACAGGCCACAAGTTAAACGATATACCTGTAGGTTTTTTCTCAAGCCAGAACTGCAACGGCTTTCCTGTTGTTAACTTGTTAGAGAGATGAGCGTACTGACTGCCTGATATTCTGGTAAGCGTCTGATCGTATTGACTTGTAGTGTTTTCGTCATCTGTTCTTATGAACGCCTCTACGATATCAAGCCTGTCTTCCGCAAGATCGTAGGTAAATGTTCCAGATGTAAGCGTTTCTTTTGAAAAATCTACAGTCCAAAGATTAAGACCTCTGTTCTGCCACTCTAGCATTAACAGGTTAATACTACGCCTAGCCGTTTTGTAATCATAACCGCTTCGCAACTCAAGACCCGCTAACTCAAACGCCTCTTCAATAGCATCGCCTAGATCAAGATCAAAAACATATGTTCCGCTCGTTGCCATGTTTATTTCCTTTTGGATTTAGCCCCAGAGCATTTCCATCGTTTACGAGATAGGTTGTTAGGCGTATTGGGGTCGTTTTGCTTATCGTTTACGAGATAGGTTGTTAGGCGTATTGGGGTCGTTTTGCTTTTTCTTAGACAGACCCTTCTTTATACCTAGACTCCTAGCGCAGTAGCTGTCTCCCTTGGATGTACCCGCCCTGACCCTTGGGCCTCCTCCTTTAGCTTTTCCAGCTTGACCATAGCTCACCTTCTTTCCAGAAGATGTTACCTTAACCTTTGCCTTACCCTTTCGTGGCGTAGCCATTACCTATGCCTCGCGGTTTTTTTGGCAATCTTCTTCGGCTGTTTACTAAACTGCTTACCCTTCTTTGTATCGGCCTTTTTCTTCTTGGATGTAGCCGCATACTCTTTGTCTGTTAGAGACTCTCTGGCTTTCTTGGGGAGATACCTCTCTCCTGTAGCCTTCTTTCCTTGAGTGCTGTTTTTGCCCGA